TAGTGTGGAATGGTTATCATCTTAAATTTCGTGAAGCTCAAGCCCTAACTCCTCACGATCGATTTGTCTTCCGTTGTAACTGGCGTTGTTTCGTTCCTAAAGATTCGAATCCCTTTAACGTTTCTCCGGAACTTTGGTTCTCAGCGCTTAGCTATTTCTATGCTGCTTATCCGAACTGGCATACAATTTGGAGGGCAACTAGAACTCGTCAGCAAATTGGGATTCCACTTTGGCGCCACTTTAACCATAAAGAATGGAAATCCCTTCCCCCCGAATTCGAAAAATATTTACAAGAAAATGGATTTGATGGAAGCCCATTGCTTCCTAAACCATTAAGAGCTTGTACCTTTTCTGCGGCTAGAACTATTGCGAAAACTTTATGGTGGTATAATCGTTATATAAAGTTCACGCAGCCTCAAGCCATTGAAGTACAGAAATGGTTTTTAAATTTAGGATTTCCTTTAACACGTTATGGTTCTACGTTACTCCAGAAGAGCGCCACATTGCGTAAGTACTTTTGGAATTTGTTAAATGGATATACCGACACTTGTGATTACACAGAATCTCAAATTGCTGAACTTGCGGGAATATTGGCTGTTGAAATTCAAAGAGATCCTTTTGTTGCTCCTATCACTAAGTTTAAGCTTGAGAAGGAATGCAAGTTGGATTTCAAACGCTATCCTAAGAAAGCACAAAGATTTGTTGAACAAAATTTAAGTGTCATTCCTGGCATTAAAAACTTTTCGTTCTTGTTTAAGTTTCCTCACTTCTTGCAACGCATTAAAGAAATAAAGAAGTCAAAAGGCTTAACAATTGATTTAACAACTACTGAAGGAAATTATTTAGCGAGTGGCGCAGTTTGTCATAACTCCACAATACTTGGACAGCATTATGCTATTTGGCATGCACTTCGTAATCCAAATATTCGAATTGGATTAATTTCTAAATCCTCACTTCTCTCATCAAGTTTCGTTAGTAAAATTAAAAATATGCTTGAGACCAATGCCAAGATGCAAATGGTCTGGCCTGATTTAATTCAACCAGCAAAGGCGCAGAAGTGGAATAATGCGGAAGTGACTTTGATGCGTTCAATGCCGTTAGCGGAAGCTACATTTACTGCTCTTGGTGTTGGATCGACCTTGGCTGGTAAGCACTTTGATATTTTAATCTTTGATGATATTGTAGATGTTGAATCAAGAGATTCTGCTGCTTTACGGCGTAAAATTTGGGATTGGTTTAGATTTGTTGCAATGCCAACTTTAAGCGTATCACATGAGACTGCTGCACACGTAATTGGAACTGCTTATCATAGAGAAGATTTATATCATAAAATCTTATTAATGGAAGCTGAGCAAGGTGGTTGGAAGTCAATGATTCAAGCTGCTATTAATGATGACGGCACATCTTTTTGGGAAGAGAATTTCCCTTTAGAGAAACTACAACAAATTGAAGCTATGTACGGACCTGATGTATTCAGGTTACAGTACCAGAATGATGTTAGTTTCTCGAGTGGTAGTGGTTTGATTTCGGTTGAAGATTTTGAAATGAGTTACTATGAGCCCCATGAAGCAATACCCGATAACTTAGATATCGTAATGGGAGTCGATCTCGCAGCACCAGGTACTGATAAGTCAAACCAACATAGTATGTTTGCTATCGCGATCGTTGGTCAGGAAAGAGGAACTAGTAGAACATTCCTTCTTGACTTTATTCAAAGAAGAAACTTGAGACTTGTCGATCAGCGCGACTTAGTTACTAGTTTTTACTTGCGCTATCCCCACATGCACTCAGTTCAGATTGAAGCGTATGCTGTTCAAACTTACTTTCATGAGTATCTAGCAGAAGGAGATGTTGTCCTTCCTGTTGTGAAAGTTCATACTACTGGATCAAAAGAATCGCGCTTCGAATTTCTAACCCACCTAGTTAAATCCCAAAAGCTACTCATCCGTCGTGATTATCATAACGAATTTATCAATGAGATGATAAGCTTTCCAAATACAACTGCTGACCTAATTGACGCTGTTTATATTGCGGTGAAGGGATTGGTCCGTGAACCAAATATAAGATTTGTAAGTTTATGGTAATGATTTTATGTGGTTACAACTACGCAAGGTGAATGGACTAGAAATAATAAAGAACGTAAACGAGCAAACTTTTGGGATTTTCGAATCCCCGTGTTTGTGTCCCTCTAGAAAATTTCTGACAAAATGACTTTAGTAGGTCGGCCTGTAAGGAGCAATACTATGGCAAACAATAAATTAGGTTATGATGTCATTAGTCTATATGATGATTTCCCGCTAGCTGAGGAAGGTAAGGTGGATGGACTTCCAACAGTTGTCCCCGCCGGAAAATTCGGCATGTCGGTTACAACGATTGGAACTCCTGGCGCTTTAAATAAGCCGGGTGAAGTTAGTGTTGGCGGTTCTCCAGAGACTCCAAAGAAACCTGGTGGAGATGTCAACATCGGTGGAAATAAGTAAAAATTTTTGGAGGTGAACTTCATGAAAGACGTTCGCAAGTATATTGGTCAACCTGGTGGAACTGTAACAACTCCTGGTGATAAGCCTGTAGCACCTAAACCTGGTGGAACTGTTACAACTCCAGGGACCAAACCAACAGCAGGAAAACCTGGCGGGACCATGAACTGGCTGCCTGGCAAGGGCAACGTTGGAGTAACACCAGAGAAATATGGTTAACCATTAAAGGAGTTAGTTGCCCTTAACTAACTCCTTTAATCTGGGACCTATTATTTTGGTTTCGTCAAATTAAAAACTGAACGTTTTTTCGTTCAGTATTTTCAATTACGTGATGAGGTTTGCGTGTCCTTACTAGACCGACCGGCTGAGAAAAGAACGAACTACAACTTTTTTGATTTAATCAATTCAGAAGAGAAAACTTATTGGTTAGGGTTTCTTTATGCTGAGGGAGCTATATAGATGAGTCTTTTGGCGGACGTTTGTAAGGCATTACAACCAGTCAATAAGAAGGTTATGCTAAAGCCGGGGTCAAACTTGACTCCAAAAGACGCAGCCTCACGTTCGTTATTTTACGAATATACGGCACCTCCAATTAACTTTAACATGCTACTCAATATTTACACCCAGAACCCTTGGGTGTATGCTGCTGTGTACCTAATCTCAAGTACCGCGTCTTCGGTACCTTTTTCTTTATATACTCGTAAAGCTCGTCACCCACTTGATCCAGATCACTGGCTTTGGGATATAGTAAAGCAAGCCAATCCTTGGATGACCTTTACCGAATTGTTAGAGTATACCTTCTTGAGTTTAGAATTAATTGGTAATGCATTTTGGGAAGTTGTAAGAAATGAAAATGGTTATGTAAGAGAGATTTATTTCTTAGACCCCGCACAAATGAGAATCATTCCGGATGCCATAACCTACGTTAAAGGATATGTATATGAAGTAGGAGATCAAAAGATCTATTTTAATCCTGACGAAGTCATTCATTTTAAATATCCTAATCCATCAAACGAATATTGGGGTTTGGGTTGTCTTCAACCTATTTGGCAACAGTTGATGTTAGATTATGCTGCCAACGAATATAATTCAAGATTTTTTGCTAACGATGCTACACCTGGTGGAGTTATCGTCACTCCTCGAATTTTAACAGATACAGTTTACAATCGCTTAGTTTCTAAATGGGAGAACAGGCATANAGGATCTTCAAGAGCATTTAATGTAGCTATCCTTGAAGATGGAATGGATTTCAAACCTATCGCTGTTACTCCGCAAGAAGCCTCATTCTCTGAAATGAGGAAGTCGGTACGAGATGCCCTTTTTGTTGGAATGGGAGTTCCTCCCGTATTAGCTGGTGTGCCTGATGTAGCAAACTACTCAACTGCTCGGGTCGCACAAGCTATTTTTTATGATAGCACTATCGCACCTAAACTTAAAAAGGTCGGTAGTGTTATTGATCAGAGACTCATTAAGCCTTCGGATCCAACGGTAATAGGCGCATTTGATACTTCTACTGCTCCTATTAATGTCATTAAACTTTCTGCTAACTCAAGAATTGTAGCTCGTCTTGTGCAAGCAAAATTAATGACCTTGAACGAAGCTCGATCACTTTTAGGCTTACCACCAGTAGTTGGCGGAGATAAACTTCCCGGATTGGATTATCAGTTAGAAGACGTTTCAGGTGTTCCAGCTAGCGAACCGAGTGCTCCAGAAAGACCGTTAACTCCGGTGGGAGTAGGATCTGGTAACAGTGAAACTGATCCAGGAAAGCCTCCTTCAGATAGTGGAAGAAATGACGGGAGCCAGGACGGTGAAGGTTCAAAACCTAGTCCTCAATCTGCTGGTCCTGGATGGATTCCTGGAAGCGCTGGAGATTCATCACCGCAAGCTGCTACTGGTGAAACTGAGGACAGCGACTAGTCTCTGAGTAGAGGAACACTATGAAAGCAAGGGGCATAGTCTATTGAAGCTAAATCTTATAACTCCAACGTCAATTAGAAAAGTTAGCGACCGCGAACTGCTTTCGCTGCATTTTCGTTTGCATGAATTGGCTGCCCCTTTTATTAGAAAGAACGATTTAGAGAATCCAAAATTTCAAAATATCGTTCTACGCCACAAAATAATTACGTTTGAAATGATTCGCCGCGGAATTAGGTACCGCATTGTAGACTTATTAGATAAGCTCGCTTATCCTGAAGTCGAAGATTTCGCCAGTCGTTTCTCTCAATTGATTCCAAGTAAGCTCCAAGACCTTCCTAAAAGCGAATTGATCAAGCTTCATAATCAATTACATTCTGTTTGGGAAATAGTTCATTTGAGAGACGTTACCGTTCAGCAACAAGAACAATTGTGGAACTGGCACCGTTTAGTAGAACGTGAACTTCAGAATAGGGGAACCGAGGTTCCTCAGAATTGGGATTCTTTAGATAGGCCACTGGGAAGAGCAATGAATGCAGGAACTAGAACTCATCCTTCGGGTGAAGAGCAAGGTCCTTGGGTTTTTGTTGAGGATGTTATCAAATATATTCCATCTCAAACTATTGTCCTTGAACATGCGGCTTTGATCGATTCTCAAAAGAAATTGATTTGGCTCTCAGATATGGGAGGCAGCCAACTCATTAAAGTAATGTTCTTTAGAATCCTTCGCCAATTTCCGCGTGAAGAGTGGGGAGCATTTAAAACTGTGGGGTTAGATCAAATGACCTCAATAGATGTAGCTTATGATCTAGTCCTAAAGAAATTAGATCCATTGCTAACGATTCAATTAAACCTGCAATTTGAGAATCTTTGTTTGGTTAAACCTTATTTATATTTCGTTGGTGGTATGGCGACACAGGGAGCATCGAAGAACGATATTGATGTAATGCTTCGTAAAGGCCTTGAACCTCAACTCGAACAAAAGATTTTTCACTCATTCATAGGTAGATTTCCCGAACGATTTAGAACTCGATTTACGATGGTAGATGACTCTGGTCTATCACCCTTTACAAGTTATATTGGAGTAGCTTCCCTTGATCTTATGCGCTCTTTTAAAGTTCAACTTCCCGACTCGGATGAGGCAGATATGGAGATTCCCAATGGCAACGGATCGTAAGCATAATTTACTTGAAGCGCAATATGAAGCTAAGACTAACAAGCTGATTGGTCCAGGTCACTACTTCTTTCCCTGCAAAACCACTCTCTCGATTACCGCTTACCGTGAAGCTGAAGTTTTCAATATGGAGGCACTTATTGAGTACGTTCACGCCTGGCAACAGAAAGCGAAAGAGCAAATCATTATCTCGGTGGAGGGAAAATATGATGGTAATTCGTGCTATCTTCAAAGAGACTCGCATGGAAATTTCTATGTGTTCACTGAAGATGGTGCTGAAGCGACCGCGAGATTCCCTCACCTGATTGAGTATGCGAAAACCAATTTTCCGAAAGTTGATTATATTTTAATCGGTGAAGTTGAGAAGTGGGTGATGATCGATGGCGTCTCAACTCATCAAGGAAGAGAAGTCGTTGCCGGTGAATTACATTCAACCAATACTCCTCCGCAAGATGATCATTACGTTTGGAATATGCATGATTGTGTTTGGTTTGATGGCCAGGACTTGCACACTCAAAATTATTGTGATCGTTATACTTTGATGGAGAAAAAGTTTCCATTTAAGTACTCTCTACTCACTAGAATGAAACCTGGATCATTCAACCTAGTCCCGAATTTCGTTTGTAAGACGGATGAACAAATCAAGGCCGCTCTTGGAAAGCTACTTCCAATTGCACCTCTTGAAGGTGCAATGGTGAAGTGGTGGAATGGATTTCCTTACGAACTCGATGGTAGAACAAATCAAGTTTGTAAATATAAGAAGTATGCTGAAGCCCATCTTCTCGTTACCAGTAAACGTCTTGTTAGCGGCGCTGATCAGACATTTCAATACGATGTTGCTATTGAAGTACTTCCGACTGAAATGGATGAAGTTGATCAAAAATTCGTTTCGAAATATCATGATATGGATGTCATGGTTGTAGCGAGAACATTCAATACGAATGTTAAAGCCGAGATTGGCGATATCATTACTGTCAAGTTTCACAACTTGTTTGTCCATAAGAATGACGAGGGTAAATACAAATTAGATATTTATGAACCTCGCGTCTATGAAAATCGTACCATCGCGAATCCTGAAGAAAAGCCCGATACTGTTACTACGATTATGAAGATTGGAATGGATGCTCAGATGCTTTCCTTTAAAGGAATGTTTACCGAGAATGATACTATTCCTTTCGAACTCGTTAAACAGATTGATCTTTTCTCTCAATATCCTAATGAGGACCAAATTCACAAGTTCATTATCCATCATCACTGGAGAGGTATGACAACTCATGGTGATCTTCGTATTGAGCATGTGAATAATCAAGTGCTCTTAGGATATACTTTAAATATTATGGCAGACAATGTCGTGAAGGAACCAGTTTTAACATTGGCTGAAGCTGAAGCCTGGGCGAAGAAACCCGAGCTTTGGAAGTTTGATGTCCAGACTGGGAAGTTCCTTACGCGCGAAACTCATGGTGGAACTAAGAAAGCAACATCAATCTTAGTTGAATTGAAAGAGCCTGAACCATTAGAGTGGCTTACCTTTGAAGGTGTTGTTGCTCCTGGCAATGTAGGATCAACGAAACAGTACCCCGGAGTATTTTACATTGCATGTCAAGGCACCGCAGAATATGGTTTCAGAAATGGTTACTTCCAAGAGTATTGGTTCCATGTACCTAGTTGGGATAGTGGTGGTCAACGCTTACTCTTCCGACAACTTTCGTCGAACTTGCAAGCCAACTTGCCCATCGAAAAGTTCCTACAATGGGCTTTCGATGTTGAAAACGTGGTGGACGTTTATATCGTAGGTGGTGATTATATTACTTGTAAGTATGGCGATGTACAGATTCCTGATGGTGCAACTTTCAAGAATGATACTATATCATTTAAAGATGCTGTTCTTCCACCATCGGAAGGTGCTACAATTCGAACACCAACTATGTGGCTTTTGATTAAACCTAACGATGATAAACCATATGTCTTATCTCATCGTGCTGTACAAAAACAAAGAATTACTCCTTATGGTGCTTCGGGGCTACCTAAGAAAATTAGAGATCAAATCCCTGCGGAGTTCCATTATTGGACTGTTAAAGATATTCCTACCCGATTAAAAGTTAGGGATGGTCTTGTAACAGCAATTAAACATCATCAAGTGAAAGTTGATTACAGTGGGATCTATAAAAGCTTAGAGCTAATGAAAGCTTTAGATTGGAAGTCCTTGCATTGTGGAACGATCACGAAAGATGAAATCAAACAATACTGCACTCGTTCTGATTGGCAGGATGTGCGTATTGAACTCAAAGGTAAAACTTTAGAAGAGAAGTTTAAAACCTTAAAGAATTGGTTGGAAAAACATAATCACTCAAGAGCTTCCCAAGTTCAAGTAACTAACTATATTAACGCTTTGGCAAGAAGTGGTTTGATTAGCCTAAAAGCAAAAGTGGATCGTAAGTTCGTTTTAAATAGAAGGACTTGGAGAGGGCCAATTCACGTACGTATTGGTTTTAGTGCTGAGCTTTATGACCTTTGGATTGATGATGGTGATAGCGCCTACTTATGGACTTTCAATAGCAATCCAATTCTCTTTGAGTCTGCAACTGGTACATTTGAAAAGATTAAGAATAAAAAGCTAATGAATCAACTCGGACAAATAGCTCCTGGAACTGACTTAAATCCAAATAAAGCTATTCCAGTTACCATCGAACGAGTGGCAGAAGGTGAATTGCTCTTGCTTATCGATGAAGACAATCTCAAGAAATTCCAAGTAAACACCAAGGAATGGAAAGGGTTATATCTTTTAGAGCAGGATGAAAATACCAACATTTGGACAATTCAAACCACAGGAAATGTTGGCGAAAAGATGTAAGCTGGGGACTTCAAAGATAAAAATGTTCCCCCCTACATTGTTAGGAACAAAATAATTCTCGAACTAGGTGGGTCTGCGTTTTTAGTTCGAGCTTAGGAGAAAATCATGAACGGAAACCTCGCGGTTAAAATTGAAGATGGTCAAGTTGCTTTTGATGATGCGATTTTCGAAATCAAGAAAGCCGCTGACACCTTCGATGAAGAGGGCCAGCAAAAGAGAATCGTTACTGGCTACGCGGCGGTTGCCGATGTTGTTGATTCGCAGTATGAGTTGATTGCTCGCGAGGCTCTAGAGGCGGCCTCCAAAGACCTCCTCAAATATACAACTGTACTGTACAATCATGACCCGGACCGCCCAATTGGTAAAGTGCTGGAGGCGGCTCCACAGGGAAATGGACTTTTTGTTAAAGTCCAAATTTCGAACACTGAGACTGAGATCTGGGATAAGATCTGCGAAGGTATTATCTCGAAGTTCAGTTTCCGTGGTGTCATCACTGAGTATGACGAATCTTTTGATAAGAGCTTAAACCGTAACATTACGATAATCAAAGGATTTAAAATCTTCGAAATCTCCCTCGTGTCCGTTCCCGCAAATCCTGAAGCAAGGACTTTAAACTACTACCTATCCAAAGCACTCGAAGATCAAGTAGAACTACATCGGGAGACTCCTGGTAAAACCGATTCAAATACTACGGTGAAACAACCTAGTAGTGACGTCGGTGTAGCTGGGGATCAAAACGATAATCCAAACATAGGAGGGTCTGATAACATGCCTAAGATGGACCCTGATGACAAAGAAAGGCTAAATGCGATCACCGCAATGTGTGATAAGCTACTCGCTGCCCTCCAGGATATGCCTCACGTGGACGAACGTGTTGTTGCTCTAGTAAAAAGAATCAAAGATATGGTTGCCGCTTTTGGTAAAGAGGAAGCTGCGGAAGGTGAAGGCGGGAAGCCAGCATCTGGATATCCTCAACCGACTGCAGACAATCTTGACTTGGAAAACTTTGATCCTGTACAAGAGAAAATGAAATCACGTATCTCCGCCGTTGAAGAGCAGTATGCCGCTCTCGAAAAGAAGTTGGAGGAACTCCCTGCCGCCCTTGAAGAGAAACTCATCGAGGCCGTAAAAGCCCTCGCGGAGCAGCAAATTACTGAAAAAATCGGCGAGATCGAAAAGAAGCTAGATGGCCAGACAGAAGTTGTAGCGGGACTAGCTGAATTGTTCGATCTACTTCGTCCAACGCTGGGTCTTCCTGTAGTTGAAAAGCAGCCGGAAGCGTCAGCTGACGATCCAAATAATCAAGGGGGTGAATCCTAATGTCTAACGAACATCTCGAAAAGGCTAAACAACTTGTCGCCAGCTTAGTGCAAGATATGCACAAGAAAGGCGAAGAAGCCAAAGTTAATGAGATTGTTAGCAAAGCCCTGGATGAACTCAAGAAAGCCGATCCGGGAACCCGGAAGGGCCGGTTTGATACCAAAGACGCCCTCGACGTAATGAAGGCGTCAACCAATAAAGGTGAAGCAATCCAGAAACTGCTCACAACTCCATCAAGCGACGCGGCGATAAAGTCGTTCCAGCAAACCGCTGATACAGTTTACCTGTTATCTCAGATGCTGCACACTGACCCGCGCGAACTCAAATGTTTCAAATCACTGGTAGAACACCCAGTAGCTAAAACCGCTACCGATTCATATGGTGGTGAGGGCCCGGCGATGCCTACAGCCTCAACCCATTACGGAGCGGACTTTATTCCTCTGGGATTCTCTGCCGAGTTGATCGACTACGTTCGCCTGCAGCTGAAAGTAGCTGCGCTGCACAGGCGTATCGATATGCCGACTCCGCAGTACAAACTGCCTGTTCACGGTGGAACAGATATCACTGCGTATCTCGTGGGTGAGACTCTTACCACTTCTGCGCCGGAAGGGCGCCCAACAGCGTCACGTCCGACAACGACTGCCGTAACTCTGGATGCCAAGAAAATCGGTTCTTTGGTGTACTTCTCTGAGGAAATCACAGAAGACAGCATCATCCCGGTTGTGCCATTCTTGAAAGATAGCATGGCTCGCTCAATGGCATTCGCTCAGGAGAACGCCGTTGTTAATGGTCAAACTACGGCGACCATTGATACTGGTGACGCTCCTGCAGCTAGCGACGTTCGTAAAGCGTTTGACGGATATCGCAAGCTCGTTCAGCCTGCTGCGAAAACAGATCTTTCCAGTTGGACAGCCGGTGGAACTTATGCTCAAGGCGCTGGACTTCTTCGTAACATCCGTGCGAAAATGGGCAAATACGGAGTTGATCCTAGCAACCTTGCATGGGTAACTAGCATCTCCGGTTATCATCAAATGCTGGGAATCAATGAAGTATTGCGCCTCAATGAGTACGGTCCGAACGCTACTATCCTCAATGGTGAGCTTGGAAAGTTTGACAACATTCCGATCATCGTCAGTGAGTTCGTACGTTCCGACTTGAACGCTTTGGGCGTCTATGATGGCGTAACAACTAACAAGACCATCATCATGCTTGTACATACTCCTTCGTTCCTCTTCGGCGATCGTCGTGCGATCACTGTGAAAACTTGGGATATGCCGCAAGACGATGCACACTTGCTTGTGTGCCATCAAAGACTAGACTTCCAGCCCGTGTATGCACCGGCAACCAACTACATTGTATCTCTTGGATACAATCTAGCGCTTGTGTAAGCTGACTGAGTCAGTGTAGTTAATTCCTCCCCCGCCCCTAGTATTCGTACTACGGGCGGGATTATTTTTTAAAGTTTCAAATTGAAGTTGAGGCCGAAGAATGGAAAACTTTGAAGTATTGGATTTGGTTCTTGAAACTCAAGAAAGCGTTGAAGTTTATTTGAGTGCTCCACTAGCCTTAACCTTTACTCAAGAGTTACTCTCGACTTCCATTCAGTTAATTGCATCGGTTGCTGCTGAAGTTCAAATCAACAGTGAGACACTTTAATACGCCCTCGAGTCAAATTAAAGTAAGGTAACCCGACCGTCAGACGTTGGGTATTAAAATTCAACGGAGGAAAACGCCATGGGAATTGCTTCAGATTTTAGTGTTGCTGTCAATGGCGATATTCGGCACGTGTCGGGCTCAAGTCACTACACCGTGCTTGAACTTCATAGGTTCCTTCAAGACTTGGCTGATAACGCGTCGGCATCTGGGGATGACTTACTTGACATTACATCAAGTACGCCATCTGAACGATCAACCGACAACATTATCACTCTTTTAGGATCCTACAATATCGACGATACCGCAGCGCAATACTTCTACGGTGGTTCGATTAAGCAAGGCACAGGTGGAACCGAAACAATTTACTCGGGTCTTAAAGTACTGGGTGCGGTAAATAACTCGGCCACTCAAATTCAAGTAATCCAAAATAATGCTCTTTGTGCTGGATTAACCCCATTCTGGGGAACGCAAGCAACCGGTGGTTACAATGGTGATGCTACCGCTGGTGTTCTCATGCGCGTACTCATTAAATCGAGAGAAGCGGGAGCTGATATCGATGGTAAGAGAGTTCGAGTACAAGCAAGACACTGGGGGGATACGTACGACTTCTTCAATGTAACCCTCGGTGAAGGTGAGGCTGTAGCGGCTATTGGTACTACGCCTGATGCTCAAAATTCTACAGCTATTGGAATAGTACAGGGATGGACTGGAGATGACATCCCAACTAACACTGAAGGATATCAAACGATCAACCTCAACAATGGTAATGGCGCTCAGCCTTACTACTCAAAGTGGACTTACAATACCAATACTGCGAAGCTGAAAGCGATTTGGGAGAAAGTAAAATTACTCTCGAGTCAAGCATCCCCTGGAACCATCTATGGGATGAACGGCTTCCTATTCCTCGGTATCACTCACCAAGTAGCAATTAGTTCTCCATCGGGAACCTTTGTGCAAAATGAAATTGTTTCCTGGGGGTCAGGTTCAACTGCCGGTACTGGGGCGCTTCTTGCGATTGATAGTTTTACCGCTGGAACAAAGATGTGGATCCAGCTGTTAACTGGTGTTGCACCTGTTTCAGGTTCAATTACCGGTGCAGGTGGTGGATCTGCAACTATCGGTACTGTAACAAGTAAAACTGTTCCTAAAGTTTTCCTCGGATCATACACCGGTACTTTGATTGGTGCGTATGGTGTTGGAGTTGATCCTGCATGTCTTACAGCTTCTGATACAATTCAGGACTTGCTCAATGTAACTCAAACTCCTCCGAACAATGTCACCTTTACAGTATCTGGTGTTGTACCGACCGAAGATTATGTACTCGTAGGACCAAAGGATACAGGCAGTGCAATCAAAATGAATCAGCTTACTTTGAAGACTTCTCTCACGGGTTTGGTTACTTCGGTTGTTTGCAACACCTCAATCCCCGCAGATACTCCTGCAACTGGAACAATTCGCATCCAGTTAGATTCGGGTATCTATCGTAGAGTTGCATACACTTCATGGGCAACTGATACATTTACGATTGGCTCAACTGACTTTTCATCTGATCATGCGACTGCAAATAACAACATCTTCATTTCGTACATCGACAAGGTCGCAGATGGAACTTCAGTATCCTTTACAACAATTTACAGCTCATCAAGAGATCTATATGTACGAGTAAGAGATGGTGGAAGTACTCCAATCAAAACCTTCGAATCTCCAGCTGTCCTTGGATCCGCTGGCGGAAGTGCTGTAGCGTCTCGAATCACAGACGCGTAAACTCAATGTGGAGATGGAGAGGAACTCCATCTCCACATTCTAAGGATGCTACATGGCGGCCCCAACTTATACGACCGATCTTAACATCCTTGACGATTGCGCTGATAGCACTGGTTGGGCTGAACCAACTGCTACTGGTTGGACTTCGCTCTTTGCTATTACTAACGGTGAGACTGACTACTTTATTGAAGGTTCGGCATGCAATTCGGCTACTATTAGAGCTGGTGCTAGTGGAGTATCAATTCCAACTGATGGTGCTTTCCTTATCTGGATGTATTTTACCTCTCCGAACTTATTAGACACATATGCTAATGGTGGCATTCGAACTGTAATAGGTAGTGCTTTGAATGCCTTCTATTGGGTTAAGCAGGGTGGTAAAGAAACTTATATATATGGCGGTTGGTAGTGTCTCGTGATGGCTGATCCTAGTGTAATTACAACTGAGACTGCTGTTGGATCACCGACATCTACTCGAAGATATTTCGGGTTCAGTTTCAACTACTAGTGATGTTACATTCACCGCAATTTTATCTGCGGATTCTTAAGGGGGAAAGTATGTCAACATTGAAAGAAGATTTTGATGCCTTGAAACGACTTCATTTGTCTGCTAATGAGGCTAATGAGAAACTTCAAGAGGAAAATCGTGAACTCCGTGACGAGAACATTTTACTACTAAAGAAGTTACTCGATTGCCAAAACGCACTTGATATAAATAAAGAAATTATGCGGAACGCATTAACCATTCAAAATGAGATGAAAGATGCTTATACGCAAGAGATTAATAAGTTACGTGCACTAATTAAAACTCAAGGATAACTATGGCGATTACAATTGATTGGGGTAATAAAGTTATTAATATTCCCCGAGACGATATGACTTTAGTTCAGGCCGCACCTCCAGTCGAGGTGCGCGAATTGAATTTGAATGAATTTCGCCTCGCCTTGAAATCACTTGAGGATGGTGAAGAGGGAATGTGTTTTCCCGATACTCACCGACATAATACTGAAGTCTCCGTTGCTGGATTGGTTCTTGCTCGAGTGATTGAAATTATAAACGGTTACACAATTACCTTTGAAGATGGTCAATATGCCGTTAACTTGGTTGGTGCGAATAGTAATGTAGCTGACTGCGTTAACGCGAATCAAGTTTCGATTCGTTCACAAAACTCTGCTGGATTAATCACAAACTCATTGATTGAACATTCTTCATATCAAAACTGTGTAACGATTAATACAACATCTCCTTACGCTGGAGTTATTCATCCGGTTGGAACCGATCAGCGTCCGGTAAATAACTTAGCCGATGCCCTCTTAATCGCTCAACAGAAGGGCTTTGATACTTTGCACTTACAGCACGATCTAACGTTAGATGCAAGTATTGATGGCTATACAGTGACTGGTGAGAATAGAAGTATTTCTCTTTTCCTTCAACCTGGGTTTACATCAAACGGATGTTCCTTTAGAGATTTAAAACTAACTGGCGCCGCAAATGGTTCAGAGATGAGTATTGAAAGATGTGATCTCGAAAACGTTTCTGGTATTCAAGGTTTGATTTTAGATTGTTCCTTAGCCGGTCAAGTAGTTTTAAAAGGCAGTAATACTAATATCATTGACTCCTATTCAGGTAGAAGATTAGGTTTGAATAGAACCGTAATTGACATGGATTCTGAACCTAAGAATCTTCAAGTACGCCGCTTTTCAGGTGGAATTAAACTTGTTAATTTTGCTTTCCCTGGCAAGCGCGTAGTAATGGATTTTGATTCTGGAGTCTTAGAAATCGATCCCTCGTGTACTGCAGGTGAACTTGTTGTTCGTGGTGTTGGAGTAATAATAGATAATGGTGGTCCTAATTTAGTTCGCGACTTCGAGATGGTTAACCCCTTTTCAGTATCTGAGCAAACGCGAGTTGAACTCTCTACTGAATTAACCGAAATTAGCGATATCTTTAAAATTCATGGATTAGATCCAGAATTTCCTTTGCATGTCAGTTCTATAGAGAGAACAGCTGGTGGAACATATATCGTTCAATTGATTGAAACCGCTCCTGAAGGTACGAGAGTGACGAGAACGATATGACAGTAAATCATTTAGCAATAGCAGTAGATGGGATTGGATTTCCTCACTTAACTCTAGCAACCGAAGGGTTCATCTGGATTTCTGAACTCGTCCAGTTACGGGGTGTCAAATTACTTATTGAAATGCTGCCCCAACTATCATTTCAGGTTTCTGTGGAACCTAAAATTAACTTGGAGCTCTAAATGTCAACACCTACTGTAACATTAAAGCAAGGTGAAGCAAAGCCGCTAGTACTAACGGTGAGAGATGCCAATGGCGCTCTTATGGATCTAACTAATGCGGATTTGCTTTTAGGAGTAAAACAGAATAAGGCGGACACGTCGTACTTATTTAGTAAGGCAACTGTTGACTT